CAGCGTCACCAATGGATATAGCAGCATCAGAAATAACAGCTCTAATTACTTCAACTTTTTCTTCAATAGATCTTTGTTTGCCATTTGCGTCCACCCAAAAACCTTGATCAATCGTCATCTGTAAATGCGCGATTTGATTATCAAAAAATTGATCCAGCTTGATGGTTTTTTTAGCCTTCTCTTTTTGCAGCTGTACTTTATAAACCTCATTAACAATGGTGTTTCCATGCATTGCAGAGGTTGCTCTGAATTTTAATGTTGCCTCTGGATCTATTTGAGCCAAGGATTTAGACATACCTGCTTGAGCGCTATTGAGCTTGTCCCTAGCTTGCTCTGCCGTGATCAATCCTTGTTGAGCTTCCAACGCAATATTGTTTGCAACATTGCTCATCTCAATATTAAACTCACTGGCCAACTCAAATGATCTAGCCTTCCTTACCGCTTTATCAAAATATGAAAAATCACCACTTGGAATTAAGCTAGATGGATCTCCATTTTTTGCAGCATTTAATTGCTCTGTAGTTGGTGGACGATCTACAACATATTGCAAACCCTCATCCGCTCTCATTTCAGCCGCAGTTTGAAATGCACTTGCGCTCATGCGATCAAGAAGCTGTGCAAGCTGGCTGTTACCCTGCGCAGCAACACGCGGCCCAATATAGTCAACCTGCTGTGGTTGAACTTGAACCATTGGCACACCACCGGCACCGCGTAATTGCATTTGTCCTGATTCGATTCTTATGGCCATGTTTATTCACCCTTATAAGCTTTATAAGCTGGCACTGCCGCGTTGATCAGTGTTGCGTCAGCAAGAATGCCGCCTGTCTTGCGAGCAGATGAGCCAGCAAAGGCGAGCTGGCCAGCTTGACCTCTTGCGCTGTACAGGTTAAGCATGTTCTGGTAGTCAGTGGACTCCAACATGGCGCTGGCATCCTCAAAGCCCATCACCCGCGCAGTCAGCGCGTTCAGGTCAGATATACCAACATCGCGCATGGTTGCAGCCACGTTTTCTCGCTGCACTCCAAAGTTTGATCCCTCGCCAACCACAACCCCGCTTGCAGCAGCTCTTGCACGAATTGATGCATTAGTAGCCCGCATGTTCTTTAGCAGGCTATTGCCAGCAATGGTGTAGTTTTGGGCTTCCATGTCCGCACGTTTTAATGTGCGCCCAGCCTGAATGGCTGCATACTGCTCAGACATGTCTGCACGAACTTGAGCCACGGCCAGCGTGTCGCGGGATTGAAGCAAGTAGCTTGTCTGCTGATTTATCGCCGCAGCTTTCGCTGCTTCAGACGCGCCATATGCAGAAAGTATTCCAGCCCCAGCTACTACTTGACCCGCAGATGGCAGATAACCCGGCTTCATGGATGGATCAAACCCGCTTGTTGCGTAGGGGACTAAACCATAAGAAAGTGAGTTTGATGTATCTACAGCCATGTCATGTTCCTGAGAAAACCGCGACGCGGTAGTCCAATCCAAGCAAGTTCATTTTGACGGGCAAGTCTTGGGATACCTCAATGAATTGCTCGCGGCTGTAACCAAGCACACCGTTAACGCGCTTGATGCCAGTGAACTCTGGTATCGGGTCATCCAGCATGGGGTTGTCAAAAAGTCTGAAAGCCACCGGCTGGTTGTTGATGATCATGTTCTGAGTCTCATTGACCACTGCGCTGATCTCAACAATGCGCTTCTTGAACGACACCCTGCTGCCGGTCTGTAGCTTTACCTCGGCAGGCATGGTCTTGACGTAGACCGTGATGGGCAAGCCAACCTCGTAGCTTGTTGTGCTTGATCTGTCAAACGTAACGCTGCCGCCACCGCTTACAGTCTCATCGCCTTGCGGCGACCCATCGCAAATCACGTTTAGCACTTCAGCTACATGTGGCAGGCCGCTAGCGGTTGCTGCGGCACCACCAACAAAGGCGCAGTCGGTAAAGTACTCATAGCCAAACAACTCAATAAAGTATCTTGTTGTGCCATTGAACACGCGCTGGGTTACCGCATAGATGACGTTCACATCTACACCCACATCAATGAAAAGTCCATCTGTGGTGAACTCTGACGGGCTGGTCACCTGCTGACTGCGCATGATGCTGAACACTGCCATGCTGCCGTCATCGGTGTTTGTCATCAGCAACAGGTCTGCTTCCTCGGTGCTTGATGCTCTGCGCAAAGCAATGCGCTGCGGCCCCTTGAGTAGGTGGCCAGACAGCAATGAGATCCGCTGAGTGATGTAGGTAAGCTGGGTGTCAGAGAACACAAACTCGTTAAGCGACTTGCCTTGGCGCTGTATGTAAATTGAGCCAGATTCCACAGACTGCACCCGAGTGCCGGGCTTGATGCCGTTTCTGGACACGTTCTTGAATGTGAAGGTGAGGGGGGTTACTGGGTCGGTGCCGGTCTGCGGGATATAGAACTCGCCGCCGGTGGTGAACACTTGAAAGTCACGCGAGCTAATGATGTCGGTGATCACGTTCAAGTCACTGGTGTCAAGAGTCGCCTCAACGGCATCATCATCCAAAGACTCTGTTGGGACAAAGTCAAAGAACAGACCGATCTTGGAACCCCAGATGGTTGATGGACGCGACTTGCTGCCACCAAAGTACAAGCGGCCTTCGTGAAATGACACGCTACTCTGCCACCCTTTGGCAGAGCTCCACACATCAACATACCCAGCCTCAAGCTCCCAATTGCCTGATGCAACTGCTGTGGTGTCAAAGAAAGGGTATTCGGTAATTGCCTTGACTACAGTGGTGCTGATGTACTCAATAATTCTTGCCCGACCTTGGGTGGCGACATTGACATACTGATTGACACTACCCGCTGAAAATGCAGCCGCTCCAGCTGTCAGAGTTATGTTGCCAGACACGGCGCTGGGTGTGAGCGTAGCTGCTGGGTTGGTGGCTGTTAGGGTGTACGCATATTTAGGAATAGTGTCAAAAGTGATCGTGCTTGCTGTCCACAATGAGTCAGACGCGCCGCGCACAATCTTTACCGGCTGCAAGTCGGGGTGGACAACAATCAACGTGTCAGCAGACTGAGTCCAGCACATGTCGTCCACCATAGCGCTGGTGATTGATGTGGTCAGGTAGCTGTTGCCAGTGCCGTTGATGTTGGTAACGATTGCACCATTCTTGACAACGTGCATGCGGCTGTCAGTAAAACAGAGCATGTAGCTGTCAGTCACTGAAAACTGAAAAGACACCAGCCGCACACCATTCCCAGCACTGGGAGTGCTGCTGTTTGGCAGCTCAAAGATATGCTTGGTGCCGGGTCTGCGGCGCAGGCCACCTTGGGGCTGGATCAGTACGTTGGTGGCCTTGGCCAGTGCATTGCCGTAGGCAGCCAGGTCAACCCTTGAACGAAGCAAAGGGTCGAGCTCGCCTGTTGCGAAGTTGGTGGTGAACTCAACAAAGCGTGGCATCAGTTTCTCACCGCAATCAGGCTGTAGTCTTCGATTACGCGCACAGGATTGTTCTGGCCGTCGATATTCATGGCTGTGCGCAAAAAGCCGCCTCGACCATTCTCAGATGGGTCGCCTGTAGCCACACGCTGCCACTTGACAGACTTGTCTTGCTGCTCAGTAATAGCCTCGGCAATGTGCCACGCAACCATGTACTTGAGCAGCTGCACAAAGTACTGCGGCATGGCGTACTCAGGGACGCTGAACTGGTAATCAATGTAGACGCTGGTCAGGTTGGTGAGCAGCTTGTCACCTTGAATCTCCCAGTCCTTTTGCACTGGACTACCGGAGTTGGCGCTGTTGTAAACAGCGCGGGGGTTGGCCAATTTATCGCCCGGCAGCTGATACTCATAGAGCCAGACAGTTGTTGGGGTGGTGATGAGCTGAGCGAGCTGCACCTTTTGCATACCAAAAGACCACGGGTACATGACCAAGGTGGAGTCGCGGATATCTGGATAGAGTCGGTCGCAAACGCTTGACTCGTCGGTGCCGTCATTAAAAGACGAAATAGCCTTGGCACCAATCAGGAGCAAGGCATCAGAGCAGATCGATACACCAGTGTCACCAGCAGCCATTTGAACCCCTCAATGTAAGAAAGGCCATCCTCCGAGGATCCCCAGAAGATGGCCTAGCTAACTGACCATCAATTAGTCAGTGTCAGTTGCGCTTACGGTTGTGCCGTCAGCAATGTCAACCACGTTAGCTGAAGAAACAGCGTTGACGTAAGTCAACACTAAGCTTGGGGTAGTAGCGTCATAGACAAAAAGAATGTCACCGACTTTCAACAGCGTTGCAATGCTGTCGAAGTAGCTCACGGTGTTAACTGTGGCTTGGGTATCTGTTGTTTTGTACAGATACATTGATGGTGCATTGCCAGATTTGGCAGCGCATACGGTTACAAAACCAGTGCTTGAAAATGCCATGTCAGTCTCCTAGATTAAG